CATCATTGCAACTATCTGCTTACGCTCTTCTTCATCACGAATCAAGGAGTCAGGTACACCAAACTTTTTAGCAAGATGTGCAGCGGTCTCTTCTGAGTTAATTAATACCATTGTCATTTCTGGCCCAAAGGTTCCATTAACCAATTCTAAGAAACGAGCAATCGAAGAGATGTCTTGGTTTGCTTGCGCTTGTGCTAGTGGAGATACAGACTTTACTTTGACTTCTCTGCCGTTGACCGTTGGAACCTCAATGCGACCCTGTTTTTTGAGTATATAAATAACCCTTTGCAGTACCGGCTGAACAAGTTCGGCTTGTAACCTTCCAAACGCAGAACCAATGCGGCGAGACAAATCTGCCATGCGTTCTGCCACCTCGGTAGCGGAGGCTGGAGTCCTATCTGGGTTGCCCAGCATATCATTGTATAATGCGCGTTTGATATTGAGGCGCATGTCCGAGAGTATAAGTTGTGCGACATTAAAATCCCCTGCGGCTTGTATGGGCTGCAACCCCGCAGAACCCATAGCTTTTGGTATGATCGACCCCGGAACCAAATTAATTGTATCAGGATTAATTACACCATCATCCTCCATTTGATACACGCCGGATATTGCCATCTGCGCGTTCTCAAGGATGAGTTCTACTGTTAGGTTAGTTGTTTTAATTGCGCTAAGCGCATTGATAAGTGGGCCTCTGCCATAGACTTCACCAGCGCACTTAGACCATCGAAAGCAAATAAAAGGATTAGATCCGATACCTTTCATTGCTTTTGTATAAATCACTGTGTTGGTTGTCATGCAGAATGCATAACTCAGGTAAGCCTCTTGATTTTTAACAGAGTAATCACGACAGATAAGCTCAAGCACAGTTGTTGTTTTGTCTGCGCTATTAGTCATCATTGATTGCAGTTGAGGATTCAGCTGCGCCTTGGGGTATAAAATAGGCAGTTGATCAAACCGAATACCTTTGCGCTCACGATAAACATGGTCAATTTTATCGTCGGGGCCAGTATCCAGAATGACATGAGGCAAAGGAATAGCTGAGAAAGAAACTGGTTGTACTGCATCCCCCTCTTCGCAAACCAGAACGCCAGTCCCGACTGCCAAATCCATGAATGACTCATGGACTTCTTGGGCAAAGTTTGAGTTTTGAATTACTTCAAAAACATATTCTGTAACTTCATCAAGTTCATTATTAATGTCTTCACGGTCTTCTTTAGGAACTTCAGAACCAGCAGTAAGATCTGCCCACCTTGCAAAGTTTGGCACAAGGCCGGACTGCAAGCGCGATGCAAACTCTTGCACACCCACAACGGCAGTTTCATCAAAGATCTTATCATCTCTGCGCTGCCCAATGGTTTCGTGATAAAATGACTCCCGCTGCGGAAGAGAATACTCATAGCACTCTTCAAACAAAGGAACGAAATTTTCGCGCTTAGACTTTGCGCGTTCATAGCGCTCTAAGTATTTCTTCGCTACGGGATCAGTTATCATCTTGCAAACCTATTGTAGTACCCAATACCACCGCCCATTCCAGTAATTAAGCTCCGTCTTCCACGCGCACCAGTGCGGCGACCTTTGCGACCTGTTTCACCAAGCATTGATTTCTGACGCTTTAATCTTTCTTCACGCGCCTCTGCAAAACTAACTGGCTTTGCCTCTGCTACCGGCTCCATTTCTGGCGCTCTAGCTGCAACTACAGCTTTAGTTGCTGCTGTCGCAGTTGTATCTGCCGTAACTTTAGGAGCTTTAGGTGCAGACAATAAGCTTTTCGCTGGAGCTGTTGGAGCAACGGTTTTAGTTGTTTCTTTTGCCCTGTTCAAAGGCTGAGACATAGGAGCAGTTTCAGCTTCTCTTTTTTCTTCTGCTGCCTTAGCTTTTGCTTCTGCCGCTTCACGATCAGCAATTTTCTTTTGCTCTGCCGCTTCTTCTTCTTGTTTCTTTTGCTCCGCTGCTATTGCTGGATCGGGGCCACTGCTACGTCTTCCAAAACACATTGTTTACTCCTTTGCCTGTTTACTCTGGCATATGCAGAGAAAATAAAAAAATGCAACGCACAATTACATTCTGGCCCACAATCCTTGTCTTCTCTGTGGCTTTTTCTTTTGAAATACATCAAAGTTACGTTTTGCTATCACAGGTCTAGCTGCCGGTTGGTTGTTTAGCAAGGCTCTGCCCTCACCCGCGCCAAGCATCATATACTGCAATGCGTCATGAACATGGCTATACATATTCTTATCTGGCTTATCTGCGTATCTCTCACCACTAACCTCCATGCGGCGATACTGATACCCACCCTCAAAGCCTTTAATCAACTGCGGGCAGCGACGATCAACAAGAAAGGCTGGCTTTCCTTCCACCATTTTGTTTAACGGCGCAGCCACCGCTTCCAAGCGGAGATCAACGGAATTAGACGGTGCGGGAAATGCGCGTAAGCCAGCACCTCTAAGGATGTGGAAAGGGGTAGATTCGTCCGTTTGCGCCCGAAAGTCACCAGACGGATCGCCATATATAAGAACGTCACCACACATAGAGAATCGTGTAGCAATCTCTTCGCGGAGGACTTCAGCGAAACGAACAATCCCCATGTCAAACGCAACGATTTCAGATTGAACAAACCAACGTCCTCTTATTTTTTGCCCGATTGTGGCGGCTGGTGTTAAGCCAAAGTCCAAGCCAATGTATAACGGAGCGCCAGCGGCAACTGGTATTTCTTCTTTTGCAACATGAGTATCTGCAACAAACATTGGGTATATCGGCTTTCCGTCCTGAATAGACCCTAGCCTATTCATTACATAAACATCAATCCAGCTTTTCGTCTTACCCTGTATAAGATTAGGATAATACGACTTCATCATGTTCTTAGTGTTTTCTGCATTAGGGTTCGGCTTGTAATCAGATACTTCACCGTCCTCATCGTGCATTTCAACCATACCATTAGGCTGCGTAAAGAAACGCCAGTTGGTAGGCTTGACCAACATCTTAGCCTGATCGCGTGGAATGTGATCTGGTATTGGAACCTCACCAGACATAATAGGCCACCAATGATCTTCTTCAGGGGCATTAGTATCACATATTACCCCTGTCCAAGTTGGGCCACCGTCACGCATAGAGGGAAAACGACCAACGCGCATGGTACACGCATCAACAATTGACTTGGGTATCTCCCTTGCCTCATTGATCCAAATGCCCGTTAATTCTAGGGAGAGCAACTTCTTAACGTCTTCGGGTCTATCTAAAGCAAGGAAGATAACCTCAAGATCCATGTCACCCTTTTTAATGTGATGGGTGTACGGCACAGACCAAGTAAACTTGCCCCAATCATTTTCTGGGAACCAATCAAGCCAAGTTTTAATAGTGGTTGTTCTAAGCTGCGGGTTGGTATTACGAATAATAGCCCATCTGCTTTTGCGTATTCCGTTCTTGTCTTTATCTTGACCAAGGGCGCGGCGAAACACTTCAACGCAACAGCCAACCGATTTGCCAGAACCTACTGGCCCTCTAACGCCACGAAAGAAAGTGTCATCTTTCATAAAGGCTTTGAGTACATCGCCATCAGGCTTGTACTTAAAATCAATCATCTTAAACCTTTGTCGACTCCAAAGCGGATCATGTCTTGCACTGTCTCAGGCGCAATGCTGTCTATTAACTGGTCGCACTTGTAATCATCAATAAAGGACTCACCCATCTTATCAATGACATACTTAAAATGAACCTTGCGCACTATCTTGCGCAACATGCTAAGCTCTTCTTGCTTTAGCGTAGAAACAAAACTCATGTTCTGTACTGCCTTACCTTCCGAGCAATTGCTTTCGGTTGAGCCACAAACTGCTTGCCCTTAGCCTTGCCCTTTCGTTTAGCTCTGGTTGTAGCTGCATATTCAGAATCACTAAGAGCAGCGATAGCCTTAGCAGGTAAGTAGCGCTCACCAGTCTCACTGGACTTCTTGCCAGACTTGGTGCGCCACTTCTGCTTGCCCCAATTCATTAATGACTTCTGCGGGGCCTTCATTAGTTGGTCTTAGGTTTATACAAAGTACGCTTAGAATATTCTTGAGGCATCATCATTCTGCCACCAGCGCCGCCAGATTTAGAAGAGCCTCCTACTTTGGAGCGATACCACTTATTAGCAACCTTCGCTTCAGAAGTGTTAAGGCCACCAGACGAGCCGCCCTTATTAAGCAAATTGTTTAACGCTTTAATTGCAGCAGTGCGATTCGTTTTAAACATATGGTCAATGCGATCCATTGCCATTGCTCGAGTCATTCGCATTTCTGGAAATTTCTTCTGCGCTCTTTGTGAATCTGGTTCAAACTTATCAGCCATTATTTATATCCTCCACCAGCGGCCTTGTACCGCTTTGCTAATAATTGCGCTTTCCTTGCTGACCACTTGCCAGCAGCAGTGCCCTGAACGTTAGCAGCCTTTATGCGCTGAAACAAAGACTTCCGCATCTTAGGTTTAGTATAATTACCCGCCGCGTTAACAGCCATTACTTCTTCTTTCCACTTGGCTTCTGCTTAGGAGGGCGACCGACCTTAGTTCCATAAGTTCCTTTACCTTTAGGCATTATGCTTTCCCCTTATTCCGCTTGCTGATTGCTCTTGCCTTTGCCTTTGCGTCTGACTTGCTGCTTGCGCCCCACGCTCTTAGGCTTAGAAGTAATCTCGTTGGCTTGCCCTTGCTGTCGCGTTCCGGCCCCGCCATCCCGCCCATCCTTGCTAAAAAGCTGGCTCTTCTTGGGTTGTCTCCGCTTTTTACCGGAGCCTTTAACGTACCCTTCTTGTAACTCGCGCGACCCTTCGCGTTTAACCCGCCCTTCGGGTTCTTGCCCTCTTTCCGTGTCCAAGCTGGTGTTCTTGACATGATGAATCCTTACAGCACTAAGAACGCCAACCCTCACTAATCAGCACTCTTATTTATATGTTTCCCTTGCTTATCCCACATAGCCTCTATCGCCTTAGCTTGCTTCAAAAGCGACTGATACCGAGGATGCTTATCACGCGCATACTCAACAACCTTCCTAGAAGTATTCCGATATCGCCTTAACATCTTATCAACAGTAGTAGCGCCAACCTCATCCTTA